ACTTCTCAATGTATTTGGTTATTGAATCCACATGAAGTTTCACAACAGCCGCCTTGCCCTCCGGGGAAAGAAGAAACTTGCAATCCCTTTCGTTATCCATGAAGAAGTTTTCTGTAAGTACAGCCGGGCAAGTGGTTTTTCGGAGAATGTAGAAATTGCTTTCCCAATCACCGTCCCCATCGCTCCAGTCACCACGGATCTTCCAGTCATTACCGAACATTTCTTTTGCGGTGTCCCAGAAGATCTGCGCAAGATCATCGGCTTTTGTTTTTCCGGGATAGGTGTGTATCTCCCAGCCTGTACCCTTTCCATTGGAAGCGTTTACATGGATAGATACAAGGATAGTCTTGCTCTTACCATGTTTTGCAGCCGCTTCATTGGCTCTTCTGGCTCTCTCTGCCAGCGGTACATCTACACTTTCCTTAACCAGTAACTCGCAATCCACACCTTTTGCGATAAGCTGGTTATATACAGCGTTTGCTACTTCTCTGGCATACTGCCATTCAAACAACTGTGAGCCATCAGCCCATTTTGGAGATCTTTTGCCCGGTGTATTTTCACCGTGCCCGTTATCAATCAGTACCAACATTGTTTTGTTCCTTTCCTTTTTTGCTTCGTTCACTAATTGCTTTATTTATTCCACCGCCAGCCATGAAACCACCGATACAGAGCATGAATACTCCAAGAGCATCAAGATCTGTTTTCAGATAGCCGTTGGTGCATACATCCCATATAAGGCAAAATCCGACACACATCCCGATAAACGCACCTACCAGAATTGATAGTACAAGCGCAAAGGATTTGCTACTATCAAGCGTATTAGCCCTTATCAGACTTTTTAGATACTCCGCTATCCTTATTCTCTGCATTGCTCTTCTTGTTTTCAGTTATATCATCATCTTCATAGAAAGCATCATAATCTCCAGAGGCAAGTTTTTTCAATCGGCAATAAGTCCTTTTAGGTAGCCTACCCTTAAAGCACTCATCATCAGGTCTGACACATTCATTGTGTCGTGCCTCTCTTAGCGCAAGTTCCAACTCCGCATTTCTCTTGATCAGATCCAGCCTCTCATTTTCAAGTGAGTGTACTTGCCTGTATAGCTCATCCACTTTCTCGTTCAGAGATGAAATTTCCCTTTTTGCATCATCTACCTCTTTCCTTACCCTATGGTAATCCTCAATGATAGACTTATATTCCGCCTTAAAAGCATCTGCCGCTGTAACACGGTTTATATTTTTCCTGTTAAGGAGATACTTTAAGAACTCCAATCCGCCAAGTGCTGTTACTACGGAGGCAAAGGCAAGTAAAATTTCTTTCCAGTCATTCATTACCTTTTTCTTCTATACTTGTTACGTTTGTAATACTCGAAGTTATCCTTATCCTCTTGCGTGATCTTTGACTTCGGAGAAAAGAACTTGAATCCAGTGTTATTTCCAAAGCGCACTACCTTAATGATAGCACGGAATGGGAATGTTCGGTTTGGATTGCAAACCACATCTTTCAGCCTCTTGCTATCGGTGAAAAATGCGGATCTTCCTGCACCCTCACCAAAAGCAACAAGCGTTCTCGTTCCGTTCTCTGTCTGCACATCAGACTTTACGCCAGTGAATACGATCACTTCATTAATTAGGGCATCCACGCTGGAGTATTCGCAATCAAACAGATCACTATCTCCAGCGTTGGAATCCAGCTCATCTTCAAAATCTTCAATCATATTACAAGTCGGTTGGAATGTTGTATGTTTCAGCATCGGCATCAATCATGGAACGGATAGCCAGACGATCTTTCAAGAAATCCTCATAAGGCTTCTTGTAGTCCTCATCAAGCAAACCAAGCACTGCGGATTGATACTCATTTATCAGCTTGCTTTCCGTCTTTGCCGGATATTTTGCAGTGAGCAAAGTGCTGAAAATGTTATCCGCTGTTTTGGGGTATTCCACCCTCACGCTGTCATACTGGAACATCTTTCCAGTGGCATTTTCGTCATCGTCCGTGGTGATAGTAATACCACCCTCTTGTTCCTTGATTACCGATACTTCCTTGATATTATGGTTATACAGGAATGTACCTTGCCCGTTGTACAGGTCATAGATAACTTCCGGCTTTTCGTCAGCCAGCAAACCGATAGCTAATGTTGTTGTTTCCATTGTTCAAACATTTATTAAATATGAATTTACTGTGTTCCTCCGAGCATCTGATTACCCAGCCGTATTCAGACGGAAAGAGGTGCTTTACATCGTTAATGTCTTTGATCTCGTATCTCTTCTTCACCTTGTTAAGTTTCTTATAGAATCTCATAAGTATGCCCTTTCGGAGCAAGATACCGTAATGATTCTGTTTGAAACCCACATAGTCAATACAACGATCATCGACCGGGAAGATCTGCCAGTTCGGTTTTATCTCCAGTTTCAGTTCCGTTGCCAAGTAAAGCCCCATCATGTCAAGTATGAAATGCAGTGCTTCCTTGTTGGAGCAAAGAACTACTATATCATCCATGTATCGGTAATAGTATATCTTCACTCCGTATTTTGCCATAACCATTTTTGCCAAATCTTCTTTCACCCAGTGATCGAAGTAAGCGAGGTATAGGTTGGCAAGGTACTGACTTGTATAATTGCCTATTGGCAAACCGATTGTTTTACCGTTGCTATCTATAATGCTATCCAACAGCCAAAGCATCTGATCATCCGCAATGGTATAGCGGATTATTCTTTTCATTGATGCGTGATCCACATTGTCGAAATACTTTCTTACATCTATCTTCAAGCAATACTTAGTGCCTTTCTTATCCATCATCATATCACGGTGAAGATCTTCCATGCACTTATGTACCCCTCTGCCTTTAATGCAAGCATAGGTATTTGATGTGAATATGTGCGTCCAATGTTGCCCAAGCACATTGATAACGCAATGGTGGACTATCCTGTCTGGAAAGAAAGGAGCGATCATAATCACCCTCTCTTTTGGCTCATATATAGTCTTTGTCTTGTATTCACCCGGCTTGTATGTCATGTGCCTAAGTTGCTCATACAAGAGTGTAAGACGCTCTATAATGTTATCATTGAATTTGCGTATCTCTGTGCGATCGCCCTTTCCTTTCTGTGCATTATATTGCGCCCTAACGAGGTTTTCAGATTCGTATATAAGGTGATAGATATTCTTTAGCTTCTTACTTTGTGAAGCATATAGCTTTCCAGTATCGCCAATATAATATCCGCAATCCTCCATATCACGATAATCATTGAACATCGTATCGCTACTATAGCATAAGCCGTATTCTGTTTTTATCAAGCCCATTGTGCCGTTGGTCTAAATCGGAGCGTTCAATTACTTACTAACACCGTTTTAATTCGTACTTTTTTACCAGCTACCAGCAGTGCCGATAGCCCCTGTGTGGTAAGGTCATGGTGATCACAGTTATATCTTATAAAGTTGAAACCACGGTAAAAGCGGAAACCAATGTTCGCATTCGAGTTCGAGGAACGATTATTCGCATTCAGATAACCGAAGCCCGCATTCGCCCCATTATTCGCATTACCACCGAACAGAGCACCACCTATCACCATCAACCTTTCTATTTTCATGTCAATTCACGTTCACAAAAAAGCCCCCGTGTACCGCCGCTTTGCAGTCCGTCAAAAACGGCACAAGCGGAAACCAATGTGCGCATTCGAGTACGAGGAACGACTATACGCATGCAGATAACCGAAGCCCGCAGTCGCCCCATTAAGCGCATTACCACCGAACAGAGCACCATACCAGCCCGGAGAAGCCCAATTATCATCATCTACACAAGTGTAGAAGTAATCACATCCTCCGGCATTTGAAGCACCACCGACTGTTTCCGGGAAAGCATATCCTTTGCTTGAATGTGCGAATTGAAGAATGTAGCCATCCGTGCGTGGAAGTTCTGTGATAGCCTCATATCCATCTGGAACGGTAGCAGCACTATCAGAGTGTGAAGTGAACTTTGTCGGATCTTCACATACATACGCAATAGAAACATCCGACTTGTGCCAGATAAGCACATCATCTGCCAAATGCCACAAGTATTCAAACGGGCACTCCAATCCACGGTAAGAAGTTACCTGTACCGTCTTGTCGCCACCAGTCCATCCCTTGATTACATAAGCGACCCTGCCAGTGTTGTTACCAAGAGTTGCAGTAACACCGCACGGGATAAAAGGCTTATAACCTCCCCACGTGTTCCACTCTGTACCATTCACAGCCGTACCGTTGCTAAGTCCTCCTTGATGATAGCCTTCCGATGTTAAGGCTTCATTGTAGGCATCCTGACAATGCAAAGAAGCATACTCCAGTCTTTGCAACCATGCAATTTCATTGTACACACGGTAAACGCCCAAATGAGTACCGTTCTTGCAAGCGGCACGGGCTGTAGCCTTTGAAATGGAAGTGCGAGCCATGCCAAGCTGTGAGTTGTATGTACCATCTTTGGCAGCATCACCAGCACCAGAACCACCCCTGTAGTTGGCAGCGTTGGAAGTGAGCTTTACGAATCCGCTTGCATCACGGGCGATATTGTCACCATCCCAAGTGAGGAAACAGCCGGAAACGGCTTCATTCGTATCAATCTTGATAGTAGCAAACCACGGAGATACCGTTTTGCGCTCCATCTTGACAAAGCCAGGCAAAGGATATTCAGAGTAGGCACGAATCCACTTTGTACCCTCAATCTCCAGCCTGAAATAATACTCCGGCTTCTCCAGCATCACATTACCGTCCGTGCTGTCAATCACAGCGGCAGCACCGCTGTCTTTCTTACGGCTGTCATTCGGATGCAAGTAGTATTTTACCGATCCGTCCGGATTCTCAACGAAGCGTTTCAGTTTCGCCTGAATCGGAAGCGTCTTGTGCAAGTCCAGATTACCAACTCTTTTGAGCTTGTAATCACGGCTTGTAAAATCTCCCTCTATTCCGTACCACATATCATACGGATATTGCGGTTTCGTGTTACCGCTACCTAACAAAAGTCCCATATCAGTTGTTTCTAATGATTTCACCTGCACCCCAATAAATCTCATACTTCTGCAAGTCTATAGCGTTTGGGGCAATCTCCACTATAGCCGCTGGTGTCCAGTCGCCAACTGGTACTGGTATGTTGCCAAACGAAGTATCGCAGATCAGCTTGCAATTCAGAAGCGTATCAGTAGCCATTTCCGTTGCGCTCTTGCTACGCACATAGACCGAAAACGGCTTGCCGCCAAGATTGAATCCCTTGCTAAGATCCGACACTTGACCTTTAGCCAACACTCTAAGGCTGTACATATCATTATCCATAATTCACCGAGTTAATTTATAACTGCAAATATACTATTTATGTGTTTGTCAAACACACTTTGAAGCGAAAAAATAAGCTCTCAAACCATTATACACCTCCTTTCCATATAAGATAGACTATCACGGCTTGCGCAATCTGCCCTATCAAGCCGCCTAACAATGTGGCAATAAGATCCAGCCAATCCCATTTTCCACAATAAGAACGATCCTTAAATTCCATTCCAGCCGCCAGACCTGCTACAAAAAGGATAGTCAGCAATAAAGCACATGGTATGGCATACACCAAATGTTTTGTCCTGTTGCTTTCTTTCAGCCAGTTCATAAGCTATTAAGTTTAACTTGTTTTGCTTCAAGTTCGTTTATCTGATCTCTTATCGCTTGCCTCTTGCTGTTCAACGACACTATATCATAAGGCATTTCCTCACCAACCAAAGAAAACTCATAGCATTTTATTACCTTGTAATCATCATCTCTTAGTTGTTTCTTTAGTCCGTCTATTACCGTTTTCAAGTATGCGTTATCTGGAACTTTCTCATACTTGTATGATATTCTATCTCCAGCATCATAAGGAATTATTTGAATGGTATAATATGGATCTCCAGAATCCATCTTCTCATCATCAACAAGCTCAACAGGCTTCCACTTATCGCCCATTTCTGCAAGCTGTTCCGCAATAGTAACCGTTTTGGATTTCAAATTGCCGTCCTCATCCTTATACGTGATTTCGTGAGGCTCTAATATCTTTGAAACCAAATATCCATCTTCATTTATGTAACCGTACTCTTCCATATTTCATTATTCTTGTATTAAATCTGGTAATTGATTGATTAGCCATGCCGAGGTTTTTACCCCATTAATATATCCAACAGTAAATATAGCTATAGCCATTCTTCCACAAAGAACTTTATGATAATTGTTTGGTGTGTTGTCATCATACAATTTCTGACCGCTTCTTGCCCGTATAGTCATAGAGCCAGTCCACCATTGTTTGAAAAATATGATCCTGCCTATTACACCATCATTAGGTAAATAAACACTTTTATCACTACTTGAATATCCTATAACGAGCGATGTAGTTTCAGATAAGTAGGTTGTTCCATCATTATCATCAATAATTTTAGTGCTAAGGAAAAGACCTGCCGCCATTAGTTTTTGAAAATATCCACCGTATTCTGGTGCATTACCACTATTAGAGGCATAACCATATATACCAGCGAGCATATTTTCATTATCCCATACATTTGAGCTGACATTTCCATATCCAATACCAACTATAGCTGCCTTTCTTGTTATTCCTGTAGATAGTGCAACTGCTTGTGTTTCTGCATTGTTGCAAAATATTCCAGTAGGAGACATATAGGCTACACGTGATGTGTTGCTTTTACTTCTTGCTTCAACAGTTCCGTTATTTGCATCAATCGTGATCTTAGATCCTTGCGTTGTTGCCTCTGAATAGTCTCCACCAGATCTACTTGATTCAATCAGTATGCGAGCCATTGAAGCATCCAAAGTAATCTTGTTGCCTGATCCGAGTGTTGATACAATCTTTCCCCCTTGTATAAACCAGTCGCCAATACTTGCTCCCTCTGCGAGTAAAAGGTTTGTAGCTATGCTTTCAAATTGCGCTCCAAATGGATTCCACTTGCTTGTATTTGTTGGCACTACATTTGAGAATGTATCAGCATCTATACGGGCAATATAGTATTGGTTGTTGTATTTTACTGCATCCAATCTGTTTTTATTCCCATAATAGGTTTTTGAACTGCTGTAATCACCACGGTAAACCATTACCGGGCTATCTCCCTTGTCGCCTTTATCTCCTTTATCACCAGTTTCTCCCTTTCCACCTGTCACACAGATAGGCGAAGTAGTGGTAGAAGTGCCGTTGGTGTAAGTGATAACGGATCTCGTCCAGATATACCAGCCGTCTTTCCAAGTCGGTCTGGTGGTACTCCATGAGCCGCCAGATTGCGAAGTAGGGCTGCTTGATAGGTAGTATTGCTCCACAATGGATTTCACGCCCACGCCATTAGAACCCGGTGATCCAGTTGCACCCTTGCCGCCTGTGATACAAACAGCCTTAGTGTACTCCGTTGATCCATCTGTAAGCACGGTTTTTGTCCTTGACCAGATATATTTGCCATCTTCCCACGTTGGAGCGGTGGTTTGCCAGCCGCTTGTAGGTGCTGTTTTATTAGAAGTGCTTTTAGCATACTCCACATCAACGGAAGTAACGCCTACACCGTCCTTGCCGTCTTTTCCATCGTAAGGATTGATACGGAAAGGGGTACACCAGTTCTGTACCAGTTTGTCGCTTGCTCCGCTCTTATCCTTGCCTATGTCGGTAGCCGATAATGCACCATCATAAAGCCTTATGTTGTCATAGAACACGGAAGAGCCAAACATATTATCATCGTACATGGAAAAGCCTACCACCTCTTCATTTATGCTGCCTGTCTGCACCAGAGATCCATTAATGAATATAGATACCGTTCTGTCATTGAAACGCAAGGCAACATGAAACCAAGTGTTCTTTGACACGGTTAGGCTCTTCTCCACATAGTCCCTGCCATTGTAGCCGTTCAGCATCCACCGTATGAGCGTCTGATCCGTTTTCATCCAGAAACAGAGCGTGAAACTTTGACCAAACGGAAGATCCCAATTAATCTGACACTCCGCATTGTCGCTAAGATCAACGGCATATCGGCTACCGTCTTGCACAACGGAAGCACCATTCTTCAACGCTCCAGACACACCATGCCCGGTAATATCCATAAGCGTAGTTTCCCCTTGCTGTACGGGAATATCAAACACTTTCTTATCCGATAGCCCGGACTTCTTAGCCATCGTACACCAAAGATATTCCAGCGTTCCAACGGTCGGCATTGTCGTACTCCACCCAGCCGGATTTTCAGCATCAGCATCCAGAGCCGGAGGTGAAACGGTAGATCCGTTTTTGGCATACCTGTATTCATAGTATTCTCCAGTGGTTGCATCGCTACCAGCCGCACCACTTTCACCCTTGATCAAACTCCAAGTGTAATCAGTGGGGTTGTCGCTGTCTTTCTGTATGAAGTCCACATATTGCCCAATGTATGCGCCCGGCTCTTCACCGTTGTTTGCAGTGAACGACAAGCCCCCGTTATCGCTGTACTTGATATGCAGATAGGAAGTCTTTCCATCCTCACCATTTATGCCCGGCAATCCATCCTCACCATTGAAGCCCTTGAATCTTGCCCATGTGTATTTTTTCGGATCGTTGCTATCAGCTTGCGTATAGTCCACATAAGTACCTATGTAGTCAGACGGAGTTTCGGTCATTTGTGAGGCACTGGTTGGATTTTGCACGGAAGAGTATTTGATATGGAAATAGCTTGTCTTGCCATCTGCACCCGGAACGCCCGGCATACCATCATCACCCTTAAACTTGCTCCAAACATAATCTTTTGGGTTTGTGCTTTCTGTAGCCGTTTCCTTATTGGTGGCAATACCTATGTACTTCGTTGAATCTTTCGGTTGCTGGTACATCGGGTTTCCATCGGCATTGTCAGAGTAGGCAATCCAAGTATAGAGTGTTTTTCCATCCTCGCCCGGCTCTCCCGGCACACCGTCCTTACCCATAATGTCAGACCACTTGTAATCCTTTGGATCGTTGCTTTCAGTCGGAGTTTCCTTGTTGTATGCAAAACCTATGAAGCCTTTTCCTGTAGGATTATCAGAAATGCCAGTACCGTTTACATCATCAGCATAACGAATCCATGTGTAGTAACTCTTTCCGGGTAGCCCATCTTCACCGGGTAAACCATCATCGCCTTTCTGTCCTTGCTGCCCTTTTGCTACTACTTTCCAATAAGTCGTATTGGTTGGTGTAATCCCCTTTGCCGGAGTAGGATAAATGTACCTGTATGTGCAAGTTTCCGCACCATTGCTATAGCTAACCTCATCGCCTGTATAGTACACATATTTCTCGTTGTAATCTCCACGATACACACCGATAAACGACACATCGCCAGAATCGCTTAATAGGCGTACATTATGCAAGGTAAGTTGTTTTAATGCCGTCACATTCCAGTCAATAGAGCTTGTTGCATCACCGATTCTGAATTTGTTTCCGTCCAAATCCAAATAACACTCACCGTCACTGGTAACAATCGCTCCAGTGGTGATAGTCTTTCCGTTGATTCTGGTAAATCCATAAGTGGTTACGAAGTCACGGAAATTATCATCAGGATATAATGAGCTTATGATACCTATCTGGAAATAGTAGTTGTTTGGATCTTCTGTAGGCTCAAACTTGTATGGTGTCTGCGTAACGACAAACACGCCATTCGATCCAGTCTTGCTACATTTGGCAAACACATAGTAACCGCCCTGTTCGGATAGCGTAACGCTCAATTCGCTCAAATTCCATTGCTTAATGGTGGTTTCATCTATTGTCAAGTGTGCCAATATGCCGGAAGAAGCATCAAACCTGTTGGCATTACCGTTTACATTGGCTTGCATCACCACACCGATCAGAACAAACTGCTGGCTCTTCGATCCAACGGTAAGCATATTGGTGTCAATAGAATTAGGTCGTATGTTTTCTGGATCAAAATACCCGTCTGTGTCATACACCATATTCCTTAGCTCTTCTGTTGTACGCCATCCCCTGCGTGCCTTGCTCAAATCTTTCAGTCGGTTTGCTTCTATGATCTTGTTATGCTCAATCACATCTATAACCGTCTGTTGGCTTATGGATATGGTGGTAGTGTCGGATAGGGTAAGGCTGTAATCGTGATCCACAAGTAAGTTACGGCTTATCTTCTGGATTCTTATGCTCTTCTCCACACCGAAACGCACATCTTTTACTGGCACATAGTCCCCAACCTTAAAGACGCTGGTTTCGCTATCATCCGGCAAGTTTTCCAGAAAATAGGAGCGATCAAAGGTCAAAGCGTACTGCACTCTGGACTGTGTGCGTGGCTTGAAATCATCATACCCGGCATACCACAAATCTTCTTCCGCATTATCCTCATAGGACTTTGGCAGATTTATGTCTGTGATCTTGTAGGTATTTCCAACCTCAATGCGGAAAGCCTCATTGTCGGTTGTCGGTATTGTCAGCCCTCGTTTGTCTGTAAAAGGTATGATCGTGAACTTCTTTTGCGAATGGTCATATCCACCCTCTTTCTTCAACTCAAACTGTTGCCCGGCAAGCCTGCCTGTTATGAATGTGATTTTTGCCGTTACGCCATTGATAAGGTACTTTGTCCCTTGATCGTCCTTTTCGTTAAGGTCGAAATCCATTGTATCATCAACGAATGAGTTTATATCATCCTCAACAATGGCAGTAACCTTTCCTGTACGCTTCGGGAAAATATCATCGTATTGCTCGCTATCCTCTTCGCTGCCTATCTCATGCGCCAGTTCCGCATCCTCAATATATCGCTTGGTATCATCATCAATACCTATCATTTCGCTGTTTGCCGGGATAACAGTACCGTCTGCCAACGTATGCTCATTCTTATTCATACGCTTAGGGAAAGGCAGTTGCAAGCGTTCTGAATAGTCCCTGTAATCACTCCGTATGTTGGTAGTTCCACCCTCAACCCAAAGACGGGTAATAATGGCTTTATCATCCACCTTTTGATCTTTGAGGGTGTACAAACCACCCCCTTTCCCCCACTCGAAGTAATCAGCTCCGCTTGGTGGAACAACCTTTGTTCCGAACTTTCCTATATGGATCGTGCGCACTCCGTTGTTTTGAGTTATACGGAACTCCAGTTTGAAATTATCCTTGCTACATAGCGATTGCAACACCTGTAGGCAGTTCTGCCGTGAAAATGATATAGTGCGTGGCTCTGTGTCCGGGCAATTCGCTTCATCAAAAGCCCACAAGCCCGGATAATCACGGTTCATATTGTATATGATCACCTTGACGAAATCCCTAATGGAATAAGTAAGGTCAAAAGTCATGGAAGTAGATTTTCCGCTTTCGTCCGTATTCCTGTATTGGGCTTTCATCAGTTCATACATCACGCCATAGAATACTACATCATACTGGAAGTATCTATCCGTTTTCATTTCACGGGCTACACGTGTGCGGATAGTGTACTCTTCACCGCCCACTATGATTTTATCGCCTTTCTCGAAGTCCAGCAATTCAGTGGAGATAATAGACAACTGTATGTTATCATCCCCCATCAGAGATATGTTCTGCGTTGCCGATTTTATCGTACAGAACGGATCTCTGCTGAATAGCTGGATAGTGCCGCCTTTGCGCTTGATTACTTCAATTTCTCCCATATCACGATCGCATTAGTGGAAAATTCCTCTATATCCTCAATCACACCGCTAACAATAATGTCGTATTCCCCGGCTTCGGTATAAGTGTGTTCCAAAGCTACATCCGTCCCATGCACATTGAATGTGTGGCTTCCATCACCCCAATACACATTAAGGAACTTCGTGCTGGTAACGGTTATTGTAGCCTTGCTGTTGGCATTTCCGATATGGCGCAATACTTTTTTCACTGGCTCACATTCTACCAGCTTCAAAGAGAATGTGCCAACCATCAGATCGTTGTTGTATGTTCCCCAAGTCTTTTCCACATCAACCTCATCAGGCACATACACCTCATACACCAGAGGCTTTGCCTTACCGTCATACTCGCATTTCAAGCGTACCGTACCCTCTTTGTCGAATTGTTCCATGAAGAGATTTACCCAGTTTACAAACTCCGATCGGCTGGAAGCCTCTATAAAGCAATCAAGCGTGATCGTGCGCTCCTTGTATCGTGGTCGTTTCAAGTCAATAACCTTTCCGTGGTAGTTATCCCAATCCACTTCCAGACTTTCTTTCCTTTCCAACCTACCCAGAAGCCCGGAAGAAGCGGAAACATAAACGCCAAAGTCTTTAGTGTTCTTTCCGTCTATGTAGTATTCCACATCGGTATTTGCCTGCATCTTCATTACCTCCGTGGCAGACTTAGCCACATTGAACAAACGCAACTCATCAATGAGTGACTTTGTACCGTTAAGGCTCTCATCATTCAGTGATAGACCTTTCGGAGTGCCGGATATGGTATCTTTGAAGATCCGGCTTGTGTTCTGGTACACCTCGAATGTGTTGCCGGACTTCACAAAGGCAAAGAAATACCAGTTGTTAGGCATTACGCTTACCCATTGCTCCAGATAGTTATCCACTCCGTCAAAGTTCAGAAGCCAGCCCAGCTTGTTTGTTGTCGGGTACACATAGCAACACAGCGTGAAATCTCCGCTTAGGGGTATAGCCTTGTCCGTCTGGCACTCACCAGCACCATTCATAGACAAAGATTTACCGCTCTTCGCTATTTTGGAGAATGTAGCACCGTCAGAAAGCGTTGCATCAGCCCTGCTTAATGAATAATCGTATGCCTTGCTGCCGTCCGGATCGTCAAAAGGCAAGTAGAGGATTAAATTATTGTCTATCATATCAATAAGTATTTTTGTTTTTGAATATAACTTTGGCATAAGCACCGTTGTAGTTCACCTTAGAATTTCCATATCTGTACACAAGAACCTTTGCCCGTGTCCCTATCACAACCAGATTCAGTACCGCATCATCGAACACATCTATAGTCACGCAAGCATATCCATAGATCGTAACAGAAGCCGTGGAAGTATGCCGTATAACCACACGGGAAACCGTGTAGCCATCGTAAACGAGCTTCGCATTGCAATTACCGTTCAGAATCGCATCCGGGGCATTGCGTTTCTCAAAAATGTCATCCACGTATGCACCGTAAGGCTCACATTTCCCTTTGAAGTACATACGCAAGAAATCCAGTGTCGGGAAATCGTTTTTCACGCAAAAGTCTATGCCCCGCATATAAAGTTGCACAAGCCTTTCCATGCTTACACCCGGCTTCAATTTGTCCTGCCAAGCCTGACACAGCCCTTTTGCTATCCCGTCATTCTTCAATTGTTCTACCAATTCCATATTACATCAATTTTGTTTTCACAAAAATACGAATAAATGTGTTCATTAGACACATATTGCATTGCATTTCAACAAATTCAACCAAAATATTTGGAGAAAATTATATTTAGGCTTACTTTTGTTCCCGTGCTACATATCAAATCAGGTAGGTTGTTCAGCCTGCCAACATATCGGTTAGGCATTTTTTATGTCTATATGTGTCGTAAGACTATTCCGATATACGGCTTTCATACCCCCGTGTGGTGTCGTTAATGCGCCCACTGCCTGATTTGGTGTAGCACAACGGGAAAGGTGAAAGCCGTTTTTCATTTTCCCACCAACAGACTTTATAAGTTATGTGCAAACCAAATCAAGAAAGTCTGGAAGTGAAGCAAAGTAGCAACCAGACAGGGACAGTCCACCAAACGGACTATTGCAAGGAAATTGAGGAATCCATACAGGCTGCACTCAATTTGCAAAAGCGCATTTGCGATCTCTTTGAAATGCCGTTCATTGCCGATCTGTTTAACAATGAAATTCGAAGAACGGAGCAATGCACAATTGAGATTCTGGAAGATCTTGCCCCTATCATGGGGTATGCTGTTATCAACGCTAAAAGGGATGCTCAAAATGGATAACAGCAAGACATTTATCTACGAGGGTAGCCCCGTCACATTCCAGATAGGAGAGGCTACTATGGTGAATGCTACGGAAATGGCTAAGCCTTTTGGGAAACGTCCGGCTAAGTGGCTGGAATTACCATCTACAAAGGATTTTCTTTCATCGCTTAGTGAAGTCCGAAAATCGGACATCACTCACTTAGTAAAAACTGCCAGAGGAAATAGTAGCTCATTTCAGCAGGGTACATGGTTTCACGAAGATGTAGCCTTAGAGTTCGCCCGTTGGCTCAGTCCTCAGTTTGCCATTTGGTGCAACGACCGGATTAAGGAGTTGATGAAGTACGGAGTAACCGCCACTCCCCAGACCATAGACAGCGTACTTGCCGACCCCGACAATGCGATCCGGCTGCTTACGGCACTGAAAGAGGAACGCAAGGCGTTGAAAGCCGCCAACAAACAGATTGCCGTGCTGGAAGATCAGAAGAAAGTGTATCACTCCGAAAACCAACGGTTGCTGAAACTGAAAGACAAGCAGGATAAAATCATGCTGGAGCAAGCTCCGTTGGTGGAATATGCCCAGAATGTGCTTGACAGCTACGACACTTTCACCTCCACGCAGATAGCAAAGGAACTCGGCATGAGCGCACAAGCCCTGCACAAGTTCCTCAATGATGCCGGAGTGATGTTCAGGCACGGGAGCCAGTGGTTTCTGTATGCCAAGTACCAAGCCAAAGGGTATGTAAAGACACGGGAACACACCTACCAGCGAAAGGACGGGCGCACGGGGTTGTTCCTTACGACCGTATGGACGGAAGCCGGACGGATGTTCGTACGCAGGGTGGTGCAACTGAAACGATCCATGACAAATCCGCCAGCGGAATAAACGCTGAAATAATGTGTAATGTAATGAGGGGACGGAATCCACTCCGCCCCCTCACTCATATTACTATGAAATCCCTTGTGATAATAATGAGTTACCGCTATTTTCAATTCTCTTTAGCGAATCTGCAATCTCATCAAGCCTCTTGCAATAGCTCGTATTAGCTGCTATTTCCGCTTGATACACAAGATTCTGCTTCATCAATGCAATCTGATCACTTTGGTTTATTACAAAAGCATTCAACCGTCCGGCAATCACACCTCCTGTTTCTTCGCTCATGGAACGCACCGCACCAGTCAAAGGATCATCCGTTTCTTCTTCTGCCTCTTCGTCTTTCAACCATTTCTCGTTTTTAGAAAGGTAATCATCAGATATATTTTCCAACCTTTTCACGAAAGCATCAATTTGATCTTCCTCCCAAGCGTTTATTATTCCATCATCCATATAGTCAGCCATCATTCCCATAAGTTTTTCTACTTCTGGCTTTAGTTTATTCTTTAACTGGTCTATAATGGCTGTCTTTATGAGATTCTTTACAACATTGGCAGATTTCCCGGCTGCTTTTTCTCCTGCTGCCCAAGCATCAGCATAAGCACTGGCAAAATCGTCAATAGCACTTGATATATCCGAACCCATGATAGCCTCAATAATATTATATTTTGTGTTTTCGGCTATCTGTTTTTCGTTCTCTGCAATCTGATCCTCCCATTCTTTAATTCTGTCCCAATCAGTGTCTTTCTTATCCTTTTCCTCTTGTATTTGTTTGCGGATAAGTTCATTGGTTTTTTCCAGATTCTTATTTTGCTCCTCCAGCATACTCGCTTTATCAGTTGAGTATGCACGGGCTATGGCATCCCCTAAATCATCATAGACATCTGCCAAATCATCTACTTGATCTTGCATAGCCTGTATTCTCTTTTCATTCTTTTTGTCGTGCATCTTGTTGAACGCACCAATAACTCCCGTGATACCGCCTATCACCCCGGTAATGCCCCCAAGCAAATCCCCGGACATGATTTTACCGACACCCATTGCAGTTTGTCCCGCACCGCCCAGCACATCGGTAACGCCGCCTATCGTATCAGCCAAGTCATCGTTGCCGAAACTTGAAGCCAAAGAAGAAAAAGAACTCCCAACAGAAGTAAGCATTTGGTTGATTTCCTCTATACTCTTCACCATTTGCTCCGCTGCCGTCTGTACTGACTTTTTCAGCACGTTTATCTGTTCAGGAGAAAGGTTCTCCTTTTCAGCATTCTTTAGCTTCCTTGTTGCTTCAATATAGTTGTCAAAGGCAGTTCCCATAGCCTTAAAAGGATTCAGTTCAACAACCTTTTCCTTTGCTTCATTCAGGCTATCCACCAATGCTTGATAGTCCACGGGATTTAACTTCAAATCACCGCTTGCCATCTGTTTTTCTATGTTTTCAATCAGCTTGCTTATCTCGGATGTTGTAAGCACATCCAGATTTGCAAACAAATCCTGCCAATCCTTAGAGGCTTTCAACTGTTCTGCATTGAGTGCCGATAGTGCGTTGGCTTCTCCTTGATTGATACGAGCCAACAGTTCCTCATTATTCTTCACGGTATCGGATAAACGCATGGCATTGTAGTCTGCCATAATATCGTTTTTCCGCTCTTCGTAAGTCTTGAAGTCTTTGAGGATTGCTTCGTTGATTTCTTTTTGTACTTCCGCCTTTTTCTCGCTCAATCCCAATTCCGCCTCCGCTGTTTCGTCTTGGCTCAAATGGAAGTCGCCCTTATCCAGCTTCTCTTTTATTGTGGCTATGGCATCCAGTTTTTCCGTAAGGTTGGATGCCCGGTCTATGGTTTGCGCGATGCTTTCTCTGAATAAATCCATCGCCGATTTCGCCCCAGTTATCTCCCCATATTGCATTTTGAGCGATACAAGGAAATTATTCTCTCCCTCCGAAAGTCCGCCAATGGCACTTCTTTTCAACAAGTCATCATTATCATCCACCGTAAGGCTTTTTATCTGGCTCTCCAGATATTGTTTGAATGAAGCACCGCCTTTCAGTAAGTTTGCGAACTGTGTGTTCGCCACATCTTCGCCCAGATTACGCACCCAGCGGAAATACAACTCATACTGCTGTTTCTTGTAGGATATTTCACCATCAAACAACTTATTTTGCTCTCTCTGATAACTGGTATTCTCAATGCTTCTTCTCTCATCGAATCCGGCTTGCTCCGTTGCAGTCAATCCACCCATTCCGGCTGCTTTACGTGCTTCCTCCAGTTCTCTTTTCTCTCTGTCTATGCGATCCAGATTCTCTTTGTGCTGTAAGTCCAGAATGGCTTTACGTTTCTCATAGCCATCTTCCATGATAGAGATACGTGCCTCTTCCAGTTTCCGATCCGCTTCCAGTTGCTTGTCTTTTAACGGATCTGCCTTGTCAGCCTGTCTGGTAGTTGTCTTTGGTAGTCTTGATTCCAGCCCACTTATGGTTTTCGTCAGTTCCTTATATTTGGCACTATTGATAACCACATTTGAACGCTCTTCTTTAAGCTGCTTGATACGCTCATTTATGCCGGATTCAGTGTTAAGGTTGTCTGTCTTTGTGTCCCTTGCTCCCGTCAGTTCATCCATTAGCTTTTTGAGGCTCTGTAGTTCTGTTGTGTCAGCCTCAACCTTTACTTTCTTGGCATTGAGCGTGTCTATTTGGGTTTGAGTTTCCTGTATCTTCTTATCAAGCTCTTCAAAGGACATACTTACATAGTCCACACTGTCTGTTACTGGAGTGGCATCCTTTGGGGCAAAATAGGCACTAAGGCTATTATCAACTTGGTTAATAGCCTCGTTCATTTCCTTAGCCTTGTTTATCTGTGAGGTCAAGTAGGATTCTACTATACCCTTGAATCCGGCTATCTCTGCATCGGTGGCTTTGGTAGCTGCCTTTGTAGAGTTCAAGATGCTTGCTACAACCTCATTATATTGCTTAGTGAACGCATCCCCGGACATGGAAGCAAGCAACTTGGCATTATCCTCAATCTGGCTTCTTATGGCTTCCTGTACAGCACCTCCCATGTTCCGTATGTTTTCAGATGCTTCATATATCGGTACTTCGTATGTATCACCTCCAGTTGAGCGGTTTGTTACTGCCCATTTCTTTCCTGTGTCATAGCTTGCATTTCCCAATCTCTTTATGAAGTTGTCATAATTTTCATCTGACTTCTCCAGATATTCCTGTAGTTCCTGCTCGACATACTTAGCCTTGATCTTTTCGGCTGTAGTCTGCTGGATTGCGGCTGTCAGTTCGGCATACTTCAATTTCTGTTGGTCTATGGTGGCATTCTCATCAAGCAAAGTCTTGTTGTATTCCTTGCATATAGCATTGATTTTACGAATGGCATCACCATGAGTTTTCGTGCCTTTCTCCGTATTGCGAAGAATGGCAAACAACAAATCCAGATTATCAATCTGCTTTTTGGTGGTGTCCTGAAATTCTCCCATTGCATCGGTGGCTTCCTCTTCGGAGCTTTTGAACAATGTGAGCGCACTAACCAGCATTCCAACCAGTGAAAGAATCCACCCGATAGGATTGCTCTTCATGGAAGCCCAAAGAGCTTTCATTGCAAGGGTGGCTTTCTTCGTGATTGATGTTAATGCAGTCGTAACAGCCCCCTGTGTAGTCTTTGCCGCTGTGTCCGCAACAGAAGCGGCTGTAGCCTGTTTTGTGGCTGTAGCCTCCAACTGCTTGCGTTTGGTGTATAAGTCCGTTTGAGCGGCTAATGCGGCTTTTCTGGCGGCACTCTGGTTGTCCTGTGCTGCCTCCAGTTTCTTTTCAGCCGTTGCAATTCTGGTGGCATCCCCGGCTTGCCTTGCCCAATACAGTTCATACCGTGCCATTTCGGTTGCTTGCATGGCAGAAACAGCCGTTTGTTTGGCGGATTCCATCTTTTGTGCTGCCGCCTTGACATCGGTACGCATAGCCTCCAGAGTGGCGGCATTGTTCCTTTGCTTCGCTGCCACTTCTTGCTCCAGAGCGGCACGATATACGGCACTCTTAGCCGATAGGTCGGTTTTGCTAAGTGCCTCCCTTTGCTCAACCGTCAATACAGATGTAGCCACTGCCTCATAATTGGCAGAAGAGGTGGTAAGGTTAAGGTTTGATAAGTACTCCTGCTGTTGGGCTGTCAATAACTGCTGTATGGTGGCAATGCGGAGTTTCTTTACCAGATTGGCTTGCTCTTCCGCTGTAAGCTCCTTTTGCAAGGCGGCAACATGAGCCTGTTGTGCGGCTGTCATAGCCTTTGTTTGGGCTGCTGTTTGTCCCGTTATGTTGGCTTCCGCTTTCAGTAGGGCGATCTTAGCCTGCTTAACGGTATTGTCTATCATGGCAACACCCGTGTAGCCCTTAGTTGCAAGGGTATTCAACACGATTGCCGCCTTATAGCTTCCGTAAGCAATGGTAACAGCCTGTACGATACGGATAATCTGATCCATATTCTCCACAAGGTCTATCGCACCCTGAATAGCCCCAGTGAACAAATCCTGATTATCCTGTCCGATCTTGTTGAGCGCACTATCCCAAGCATCGCCCAAGTTGGAAAGCATACCAGTAAGCGACTTGCTTTGCTCTTGCATGAGGTTGAAATATATTCCTCCCTCACTGGTCATGTTCTTAAATGCCTTTTCAACTTCCGGGAATCCAACTTTACCCTCCGTTACCAGCTTGTTCAGTTCCTGCCTGTCTGCGTTAAGCACCTTTCCCAACTCTTCATAGATAGGAATACCACGCCCGGCAAACTGGCGAATATCCACCGTGTATGCCCTGCCTTGCGATCTCAATGTTCCATACAGATAGATAAGATCGCCAAGTGGCGCACTCACACCAGAAGCCACGTTTCCAAGCATCACGATCTCATCTACCACGCTTTCCACATTCGAGCCGAAAGCAAGCATCTGTTTTGCTCCTTGCGCTATGCTGGTAAGGTCAAACGGAGTTCTGGCGGCTGTATCTACCAGTTGCGACATAAGCACCTGTGATTTTTCGGTACTTCTCAACATGGTATTGAAAGCCAGTTCAAGTTGCTGGAACTGCCCACGCACTTGCACTATGCTTTGCACAAGGCTCATCATTCCTTGCCCAACAAGGTAGGAAACAATGTATCTCGCTCCGTTTTGCGCAAAGGTCAGAAACGATTGCTCCATGCGGTTTGCTTCCAGCACGGCATTATCAGAAGCGTTTTTGATATAACGCCCCATCGCTTCGCTTGATACCTTGAAATCATCTATATCAAGAGTGGCTTTGAATGCTAATGCTCCACCTATATTTTCCATACTAAATTAAACCTTTGACATAGTTCTTAATATCTTCTTTCGTTTTGAGTTCCCTATGGATAACCTTGCCTCCCTGCGGTGGTTTCGGCAACCCGTTCTCATCCGTTTCTGTTTTCGGCATCGGCTTAGTCTTTGCCATATCCGCCAACATGATCTCTACATTCATCCAAGAGATACCCCAGAGCAAGTAATCATAGCTCCAGCCGAATAGTTTCAGCAATTCCGCACGATTACCCCACGGGCTGTTTAGCCCTGTTACTCTATCATATCCGCTCTGCTCTTCGGTTTCGTTGTCCCTACTTCCCTGATTGATATGATAGAGGACGTAAAACCCCCGGCATTCATCATCTGGCTTATCACATCGGCAAGCTGCTTCAAGCGTGGTACGGTCAGATGCTCAATGAAGAAGTCACGGAGTATCTTTGTCTGTTTGCTTACTGGATTGGTGATTGAGCCGTTGTTGATTACTGCAACTGCGGCTATCTCTGCCATGAGGGAAATGTACTTGAAATACTTCTTAGCCTCTTGCGTGGGCTGTTCCTGTATCTTTTCCTCATTGAGTTCTATTTGTAGGTACAGTTTCCTCAAATAGTCAATAGTACCCAGATAGAGCGGCTTTACATGAAACTGGCGCATATACACCTCAACCATCTTGCCCTTATCGGTGTCCGGCATTTCCATTACTGACACATTCCAATCTTTAGGAATCCGCCTGTCATGCCATACCTTGACATGGTTAGGGAAATGCTTGTTCCACCAACGTACCCACTTTGGAGGCTTCACCGGGTTAATCTTCAAAGGCACGGAGAATTTCACCCCCATATCCAGAAGTGCCTGTATCGCTTGCTCTTCTATTTCAAGCTGTTGTTCTCTTGTCAGTTCTTTTGGCTTTTCTTCCATAGATATTTCTGTTAAAAAGAAAGCCCCCTACGTTGCTTGCAGGAGGCTTTCCTGTTACATAAAAGCATCAGGATTACGCTTTAGTCGGATCGGTCATAGCCTCATCAATTTGCAACTCGGCTTGATACTGGATCGTGAGCGGCACAAGGCAGATACCCGTTGAAGAGTAGGTAATCTCGAACTTCGGAATGATCCTCACATTCGGGCAACCGATAAACAAGCCCTCTTCCGGCTGCTGCCAAATGGCAAATTCCTTATAAGGCAGTTTCTTAGGTCTTACCCACTTACGGTTAGGAGTTTCCCCCTCTACAGTTCCGCCAAAATAGCGTGCAAGCAAATCCAGATCTGGATCCATCAGCGAAAGTGCCAATGTGGTTTCAGTTTCGCCTACCTGTGTAATCTTCTTGCTTGAAGTTTCTGACTTATGTACCGTTGTTTCAGGGTCAGAATCGGTAAGCTGGCAAGTGTCTTGATACACATCGCCAAGATCTTTCCAACCAGAGCCTTTTGCTGGCATAGTACCGTCAGCTCCCGCATCGGCAACATAGATCTTCTTCAATCCCATTGTTGATAATACTGGCATAGTCGTAAAATTTATTGGTTCATTTTCTTTTCTCTAACTGTTATCTCCAAAGCGATAGAAACAAAGTGTTCGTTATGGTCTGGCTCTTTGATAGGAGGATTGATCAAACCGATATTCCAGTTATAACCGCTTCCTATCTCATAGTGGTTCTGCAAGACTGCAATAACCTTTTTCCTTATGTCTATCAGCCTCTGGTAGTCTATTCTGTACACGGGTGGATTTGTACGCTTCTTCACCTTATCCGGCACATGAATGTTTACATTGATTTGCCCGTAACGCACGGATTCCTCACCGTCTATTGCATGAGGGACTATAATCACATCTTCTTTGCTGTAGTCGTTACGTTCATAGTCAATGCTCCCTGTAATCATGGTTTTTACTTCACTTCCCACAAGCATTTGATACACCCGTACCGCTATCTCTTCCGTTGTAATCATAACACACCTCCGAACAATTCATTTGCCTTTGATTTGGCTTTTGCCATAAGTTGATTCATTGCGGCTGGAAAATCCTTTTTGGCTTTCAGTTCTGCCGGAAGAATGACATTGTAACCCTTAGCCTCAACGTAAGCTGCGTAATTCATCCCGGCTACTATAATGAGAGAGAAAGCATCAGGCAAGCTGTTAGCCATTTGCATAGCCACTTTAAGGCTTGCTTTAGCTCCCTCATTGTTAGGCTGGTTTTCCCCACTAAAGTATTCCAGTTTCTTATTACGCACTATCGCATAGGATATAGAGTTTGTGAGGTTTCCCGTCCTGTCTGTATAGCTGTGCTTCTCCTTAGCGTACTTCACAAGGCTTTCGCCAAGAAACTTCAATAGGTATAGTGTTGCGTTTTCAAGTCTTACTTGAAACGCTGCCACTGCCTGTGAAATGACACTGCTATGATTGTTAGTCGGAGCTATCCCCATATCTCAATGTATCTTCTATTAAGATTATCCACACCTTGAATCTCGAAAACTGCCACCTTGCCATCCTCACTTGTGATCTGTACTGTCGTTGCAATATCCATATTTCCTTTGAAGCACTTTGGTATAAGTACATCGTAAGTGTACTGGTGCATTTGCCCGTCTGTACCGATCTTTTGTTTGGCTGGCACGAATGTTTCTATCTGGCACTCGCAACCGTCCATCCAGTCGCCCGTTTGAGGCTCTGAAACAATAAACCCGGTATTCGGATCTATTTGCTCATCCTGAATTTCCTTGTATTTGAAAGTACCGTTATATCTCATGGCTACCACATATTAGATCCGTCCGTGATAGACGGGACTTCGACAAACTCCGAGGCATCCAGACCGTTTTCACTGCAAATAGCCTTGATACGCTTCTTTAGCTCATCCACGCTGTACCCTTGTGAGGATTTGCCCATGCTGTCACTTGTGAGGACAACCATTTTCTTTAGCACCTTGATAGCGGCAATGGCAATAGGTTTCCTATCCGTTTCCGCATTGTATTCGGCATCAGAATTGCCCACATTCGCATCAGCAAGAGCCTTTTTCAGCGCAAGAGGACTTGGCGTATATGGTTCAAGCTCACCGATCAGAGCATCGTATTTTGTCAAATTACCCATCTTAGACCTCCTTGTTAAGTATTTCAGAGAGTGAAGCGGCTTGCTCTTCCGTCAGTTCCTCCAGCTTCTTAGAAACACCTTTTACCCCGGCATTCTTGGCGGCTGGATTACCGATTTCTTCAAGTGCTGCTTTCACCTCATCAAGTCCGTATTCTTTCTGTTGGAATGAGATTGTTTCAGGCTTCTTCTCATCAGCCTTTTCATCATTCCCATCATCAACAGAAGTAATCTCACACATACCACGCTTCACAAGGTCGTTTACCCTGCTTAGGTCGTTTGTGGTAAGAAGATCGCCAGACTTGTAAATAGTCTGGTGATCATTCTTATCTCTGAAAGGCTTTAATACTACCAGTTTCATAGTTTAGCCCTCCATAAGAGCATCAATGCCCTCAAACTCCTGCTTGGTGCAATACATACGCTCGTTTCCGTTGGCATCTGCCGGGATCGTCTTTTCGGAAATGCCCCTTACCTGCATACAGATAATGGCATTAATATCCGTAATAATAGGCAGCAAGCGTCCAGATCCTTGCGTAACTTCACCTGCCACCTGACCAGTGGATTCACCAGTACGCCACTTGGCGATACGGATTCCGTTACCAGCGTTCATGTAGTCCACATCGTCCTCTTCCATGAGTTCGCTGTCCTCAATAGACGGCTGGATTTCACCGATAACTCCGGCTGGCTTGATACAGATAAAGTTGTGATTCCACGGCTCAACAGATCCACGCTTTCCGTCTTTGTCCTGTCCCATCTTACGGGTGACAACCGTAATGTTCGGGATTTCGTTTTCACCCAAAAGGCTTTCAAGTTGGGTTTTGGTGACGGTCTGCGCCTGTTTGTCGTTTCCATGCACCAGCAAGCGTGTGGTTTGATCCATACGCAACCAGTAGTAGAGATCCTGCGACATCAGGATTTCGCCCGGCTCAATTCCCTTTTGGCGAAGATCGGCACAAATGGCAGCAAGCACCAGAACGGGGCTTAACTTGCCTGCCTTAGTGTTTGCCGTAGTCCAGTTGAAAGCCGAAACGAGCTTGTTAGCCTCATCCATGTTGTAGTCGATCTCAAACTCCCTACCACCCGGATTGTTGATAGCTGGTTTGAACTGTGCAACACCCCAGTTGGAGAATGCCATAAGCGCAATGAAGTCCATGACATCTTTGCAGCCCAGATAGGCATCCTGCACATCCGCTTTGAGCGTCTTTTCGATCTCCCTAACCTTTTGAGCCTCCGAAAGACGGGGATTCTCGTACACTTCCATCAGCTTGCGATAGGTACGGGCTGGCATAAAGAACTTGTGACCCACACGGGGTATCTCCTTAGTCCAAATATCGAAGCCGTCAGAGCGTCTTTGAGGGGTAGGTGATTCATCAGCAAGCAGCGTAGCCATGAAGCGCAACCGATACTTGCCCATAATTCCCTCCGCTGTCAGTGACATTTGAGGGGTATTGTAGGTAAACCAGTTATCGGAGTACATCTTCTGGAACAAGGCTACTTCCCTTTCAGAAGCCTTATCGAAAGCCTTGCGCCACGTTGCCAGAAAGTCAATGGGTCTGCCATCCTTGTACAGACCTTTGAATTTTGAATAAATTGATTTCATGCGTTATCCTCCTTTCTTTAGAATGATTGAGTGAGTTTAACGTGCGGATTGGCTTTCAGGAACTTTCCTGTAGTGTCTTTCTGGCTTGCCGGGATAGGCGGAACACGCCTTTCATACATTGCGTATTGCATTGTATCTGCCGACACATCAATGCCAGTTTCAAACTCGCTTACCTCCACATCGTAGATAGTTACAGCGTTAGCCTCACCGATTTCAGCGGCATTGGAAGATTTATCCACTACCTCCACCAGTACATCATCCTTAGCAAGCCCGGTGATTTCTTTGGAAAGCGTGATAATGTAGTTTTCGTTCTTAGCCTCAATCTTGGAGATAGAAACAGCATCGGCAAAAGTGCCAGAAATAGCACCAGCCTTAGCCACCTTATCGCCAACAGCGAAGCAAGGAGCAAAAAACTCATCCACCAGCAAGCGAACGATCTTCTTATCATCGCCATCCACCTCCACCACCTTAGCGGTTTTCACCACGCTAACGAGCCGGGTTTGCTCATCGTAGATTGCAAGAGTTCCAGCCGGGATAGTGTCGCCAACATTGAAACGCTGTTTGGTGACATCCAGATTGAAACCGCCTTGCACAATAGAGGGACTACCCGTAAATATCGGGCGTTCCCCTGTAAATGAGTGCTTTTTCCTTTTCATTGCGATTTTATTTAACAGTGATTGATTCCAGCAAGCTATCAGCAGCTTCATCTATCTGTTTTTCGCTTGCCGCTTTAGAACCCTCTGAATCATCAGGCGCAAGACCTGCCGTAATGAAGTCTTGTTTGAGATTTGCTACAGCCTCTTCTATATCCTCATCATCGGATATGGATTTGGCAAAGCGATCACGGAACTTAGCCGGAATCTTGTGCTTTGCCATAGCAGCGTTAATATCCGCCATGCGCTTTGCCTTGTTTTCGTCAACCTCATACTTAGCCAACTTCTCTTCCAGAGCCTTAATCCGCTTCTCATTAGGATCATCCTTTTTGTTGGGATCATCGCCAGAGCCTTTGCCGCCCTTATCGTCTGGATCGTCATCTTCTCCGTCCTTTTTCCCTTTCTTGGAATCATCCTTTTTCTTGTTTGCCCATCTGGTAGCTTCTCCCTGACTTTCAGTAGCCACGTCAGCTATCAGGTTTGCAGTCGTTTCAATCGCTGCATCATCGGTCGAATCATCCTCAATGCTGCCACCCAATTTTTCGGTTATCGCTTTAAGGTACTTCTCCGATAGACCAGTGTCCTTACACAAGTCCTTGACCTTTTCAAAGAGTTTCTTATTCATACTTGAATTGCATTTATAGTCCGTTAATATGTGACTTCTACAGCGCAAATATAGAAAATAATTCTGTATATATGTGTTTGTTGAACACATAAAGAAGATTTTTTAGCCTTAAAATGCCTGTTTTTCTCAGTATGCAGAAAATATTTCCGTAAATTCACCCTGTAAATGCCATTTCGTCAACTCTGCGTGTCGGCACAGCCGTACTTTTGCGGTGTGCAATGGCATAGGAAACAACAAGAGTATTAACCAAGTGAAATGTTACAGAAATGGCAGAAATCAATTATTCAGTAGCGGCAATGAAGAACCCTATGAAGCAAAGCGAGCCGCCAAAGTATTATGCGAAGATGCAAGCCAGCGGCATAGTGGATATGGACGATCTGGCAGAAGAAATCAGTTATGCAACTACCCTCACGGACGGGGACATCTTGAACGTGCTTCGTGCGCTCATCAAGCAGATGAAACGCCACCTGAAAAGCGGCAAGATTGTGAAGCTGGAAAAGTTCGGCAACTTCCAGTTTCAGATATGCAGCGAGGGCACAGAAACCGAAAAGGAGTTTACCCCTGCGTGCATCACCAAAGTAAACATCCAGTTCCGACCGGGCGCATTGTTGAGAGAGGTGCAAAACCTTGACACCCTTACTTTCAAGAAAGTACCCAAGAAGAGCGAAAGCAGCGGCAACACTTCCGAAGATGAAGATGATTCATCCGACTATGAAGAGAACCCGTTGGGATAATCACTACATAGCCATTGCATAGTGAAGAGTGAACTACTATATAGTAATTGAACGACTACCCTATAGTAACGCAACATTTACTATAGGGTAATTTTTTATCTTAGAACGAGCGTATGAAAGCAATCAGAATGGGCGAACTCGCCTGCCAATACTTCCCGAACTCCACCAAGCGGAGTGCCGTAACGCAACTCCGGCGGTGGATCATCCTTTGCACCCCGTTAAGGGAGCGGCTGGATGAGCTTTGTTTCCAGAAAGGGCAACGCATACTGACACCACTACAGCACGAGGCGATATTGAAGTTTTTGGGAGAGCCGGGTGAATAGGTGTGTTTCTTGGACACATAATCAACCAACGAACCAAAATTTGCGAGCCAAATACTTTTTTTATTGAGGCAATATATCTATATTTGCAACGTAAAAAGTGCCGGAATGCACAAGCTGTACTCCTTGCACTATAATAAGGAACTTTAGGGATGCCCTTTGCGGTGTCCCTTTTTCATTAAAAGACAAATGAATGAAAACCGCAACAACAATAGAAGAACAAATTCAGTTGCTCCATAGCAGGGGCATGGAGTTTCCCAATGAGGAAAAGGCTAAGGAAATCTTGCTGGATATTGGTTATTACCGATTGGGCTTTTACTGGTTTCCATACGAGCGTACCTATCCGGCAAAGAACAACCGCAACCATAAGTTTAAGGATAACACCTCTTTTGAAAATGTGGTTACGCTCTATTATTTCGACCACGACATAAGAAGCATCATCGCCCCTTACCTGTATCGGATAGAGGTTAACTTCCGCACATTCCTCACTTACACGGTTTCCAACAGATACAAGAACAATCCCACATGGTTTGCCGATCCACGGATTGTAAGCAGTGACTTTGTAGCCTATCTGCCTAATTGCTATAAGACGATATGCAAGAATGAGGCTATCAAGCACCACCATAGCAAGTACATCAACGACATATACGCCCCGGCATGGAAAACATTGGAGTATATGACATTCGGGGATATTCTCTACTTGTACTCCAGCCTGAAAGACCAGACGCTGAAAGAAGCGATAGCCCTACATTATAATATAAGGAACGTAGATGTGTTTGAAAACTACATGGGTACGTTGCGAGTGATACGCAACCTGTGTGCGCATGGTCATAACATCTACGATTTGAAGCTGCAAAAACGCATCCGCAAAGGCCCGATAGCGGAACTGAAAGGAAACAGGTTGCACGATTTGGCGGGCGGATTGCTGGTGCTGACCTATATTCTCAACTCCATTTCAATGAATAGGGTACAGGATTTGCGCTACAAGCTGAATCTTTTGGTGTCGCAACCGCAAATCAGCAACATAGAAGATGTGATAAAGGATTTGAAAGACTTTATTAAAGAAAGCAAGTAAATGTGTCATTTGTAACATACACAATGCGGATATTTGGTATATGTAATATGCACAATCCGTGTGTTTGTAAAACACATAATTGTATCATAACTGAAAAAACGCAACGCTGGATGCCTACATTTAGAAAGAAATAAACTATCTTAGCGGACTAAAAATTTGTATCATGTGCAGAATATCTAAAGAAACGGTTATCCGGGCGAATGAAAAGACAATGAAACGTGGCAGAGTGCATGATTGCTCTTCCCCCGTTGTGGACGGTGCTATAACAGTATCTGCCCGCTATCGTGGCGTGGTATATTCCCAAAAGGTAGATGTACGGAGAATGCAAGAATCCTACAGTCGTTCATTTAAAGCAGTAAGGAATGGCAAGACAATATAACTTTATATACAAGCAACTGGTGGAAGATGAGAGCGATATTGTGGGCAATATCGCTTATTCTTTATATAAGGCAGACAAAATAAACTTTATTGAGGACTTTAAGGCAAAGCACAATGGCAGCGAACCAACGGAAGCAGACTTTCAGCCATTCCACGACATTTGCTGTATGGAAGCTAATATAAACCGATACAAGATGCAAGCCCTCAACATCTTGCAAGGCTTTTTGGATGATACGCTTTCGGCTACCATTAAACAGGTAGAGAAAGATTTGGAAAACGATTATAAAAAGGAGTTGATGGGCATTGTGGGAAAAACCACCGTAAAATCGTTCTCTTGGAATGTATTGCAAAATATCGTAGGAGCATTTGCGTTTATGCTCATCATGTGTGCCATTGTCTTTCTGCTCAAATTCTCCGAACATCAATACACGTTTACCATAGGAGGCAGCGGAAGTGCCAAACTGGAAGTAGTCAAAAGTACCCCTAATGACACGATCGTTGTACCCGCTCAACAAAACAAATAATCTATGAGAAAGTTTTTATTCGTGCTTTGCCTGATAGCTTTGACAACAGGAAATGCGGTTGCGCAAATTGGAAGCTCAGAAAACCTTGAAGCGAAAAACGGATTCAAGTATTTTATACTTGGAGACAGCATATCGAAGTATTCAGATAAAATAGAACTGGTTAAAGGCAGCAATGACACCTATTCAGCCACCGATACCACCTTATTAAAAATAGGAGATGAGATAAAATTATCCATGATTTTAATCAAAACCTACAATGGCAGAATCTTATCAATAAGCCCGATGGCAAAATCTGAGTACTCATATAAGATGCTGAATGTGTTTCTGGCAGCTTATGGAAGATGGAGCCATAGACCCAATCAATATATGGATAAGTACTTTTGGTTTTCTCCAAACAAAAAGGTTAAGCTATATTTCTACGGAGAGAAACTGGACAAATGGATTTTTGCCACATTTACGGACATGGAACTTGATTCCCAAAAAAGTAACAGCGAACATAAGAAAACTCTTAATGCAGTA